AAGTAGATCGTGCGCGCGCATGGCTGCGTAACACGCCAGGAGCCGTCTCAGGTCAGAATGGGCATGGAGCAACCTTCGCAGTGGCAACCTCGCTCATACACGGTTTTGAGCTGAATGCGGGGGATGCAGAAACGCTCATGCATGAGTACAACTCGAAATGCCTCCCACCGTGGAAGCCGCATGAACTAGCCCACAAGCTGAGCGAGGCTGCAAAAGTAGCGCACGACAGGCCGCGCGGATGGCTTCTGGAATCGCATCCCGGTATCGGCCAGGGTGGCACTCCCGTATCTCCAACCGGTAAGTTCGTGGTGCGTAAGATCCAAGCAATTCCGCAATCGGACTTTCGATTTTCAACCATAGATTTCTTAAAAGCCTGCTTCGAACCGGACGAAGTTGTCTGCATCTGCAATGACATCGTAAGCGACGAGGAAGGCCGCACTCGGCCAAACTCCAAGGGTACATTTCTCAAGCGCGACGAATGGATTGAGAAGCATTTCACGCCGCCAATTAGTTCCATGTGGAACGGTCCTGACAGCCGTGGCGCTTACGTCCGCGTAAACCCGTGCTTCGACGAGAGCGGATCTGATTCAGGCGTGGCGGCATTCCGCCATGTCCTCGTTGAGATGGACGAGAAGACCAAGGACGAGCAGTGGACGATTCTCAAGGAGTCGAAGTTGCCAATGTCCGTCGTCATCGATTCCGGTGGCAAGAGTTTGCACGGCTGGGTGCGCGTCGATGCGGCGAACAAGGAGGAATGGAACGAGCGTCGTGATGTTGTCTATCGCCAGTTAGAGACGCTTGGCATCGATCCGAAGAACAAGAACGCGAGCAGGTTCTCCCGTCTTGCCGGTGTGATGCGCGATGGCAATGAGCAGAAGCTGTTGGCCATCAATGTGGGTTCTGTGAACTGGGATGCGTTCACGGACTATCTTGAGTCGCAGGACATGCCTCAGGAGTTCTCGCTCGATAGCATCATCGATTACGACCCAAAGAATGATCCTGACAATCTGATCGGTGACAGATGGCTACGTCGCGGTTCATCGCTTCTATTCGTCGGCCAGAGCGGTTGCGGCAAAAGCTCGATGGCCGCGTATCAGGGGATGAAGTGGGCGTCCGGTGAAGCGTGGTTCGGCGTCAAACCTGTGCGCGCGCTGAAGGTGGCCTACATCCAAGCCGAGAACGACATCGCCGATCAGCATGACGCTCTCAAAGGCGCTGCTCAGATGACGTTTGGAAAAGAGAACTGGGAGCGAGGATTGCGGAGTGTTGACATGCTCTTCTTCCGCGAAACGGTGAGAACAGGTTCTGACTTCGCCACAATGCTCCGCCGTCTCGTTCGCAAGACCAAGGCTGACGTTGTTTACATCGATCCGCTGCTCTCCTACATGGGCGGCAATCCTGCGGACATTGAGGTATGCGCGAACTTCACGCGGCATCTGCTCCAGCCGATTATGATGGAGACAGGCGTTGTCCTGGTACTCGTCCACCACTTCCCAAAGCCGAAGGGTAAGGACGACAAGCCTGAGAGCGTGGCAGATTTGGCCTACTCAGGATTCGGATCGTCCGATCTAACGAACTGGGCGCGCGAGGTGATTGTGATGAAGGAGGTTGGCTTCAACAATCCGCGCAAGTTCATGCTCGGCATGGCCAAACGGGCCGACCGTTCCGGCATGACGGACAAAGAAGGAAAAGTCACCGGATCGATTATGATCCAGCGTGGCACAGGCGGCGACATCTCATGGAACTACGCAGAACCAGAGAAGTTCGTCGTTGATAAGGAGTCGGCCAAAAAGCCGTACTCCAAAGGACGATATCCTAAGCGTTAGCCTTCTCACGCATGGCGCGGCGACGGCCTTTCGCAGCGAGCGATTGGAACTTCGCCTTGCCGTATTTTTTGCGGCCAATGGCTGCACTTAATGCAGCAGGATCTTTCACACCCTTCTTCTCAAGCTGACCAACGAGTTTCTCGTAACGTCCGCCACCGCCAAGTTTCATCTTGTCCATAAATTCAAATAGGGTTTGAGGTTAAAACCGACAGAACAATCGCCAGAATCCAAGCGGCGCAGGACCAAAATTTAGGCGTCGTCTTGTCCTTCGCACTGGCGCAGTTATGCCGCGCGCGGAAATTCTTACGACGCTCAGGATTCGACTTTTTGATCGTCATGTTGGCGTCTCCAAAGCGAACCTTGATGACGTTGCCGTTGTCATTCTTGACGTACACCGCACTCTTCTTCCGCTCGCCAGGAGTGTAGAACGGCTTGTTGAGCGTCACCTTCTTGCCCTGATAGGTGTTACCTTTTTTGGAGAGGGAGGTTTTCATCGTTCAAGGTTCTGGAGTTCGTCGATGTCGGGTGATTCCTCACCTTCGGTGGCAACGACAGCTTGAGCAGTTCCACGGAGAACAGCATTCAGCTCATCTTTTGACAATCGACCGATTGGCTTCATTGCAAGTTCTCTCAACTGAGGTGTTGAAAGAAGGTATGAAGCAATCTTGTATTTTACGCGAGGAGCCAACTTAACCATCTGGGCCGCTTGATTCGCAGTTCCAATAGGACCAACCCGAGCGACGCCACCAACCGCTGCACCAACCGCTGCGCCAGTAGTTCTGGCCATCGCCTCCACAAGCGGATCGTTCGATGCGATTGGAGTCTTTAGATTTTCGAGTTTTGAAACATTGTCCAAGACTGACTTGAGTTTAGAAACCTTTCCTCCACCAAGTATTGCATCAGCGTAATTTCGAACATCACTTGCTTTTCCGACAATCGACTCACCAGCAAGTTCAGACGCCAACTGCTTTGAATTTAGAACACCCGATGTGGTGTACTTTTCGATCAAATCATTGACGTATTGAAACTGAAGTTGCTGAACCAGCATTGGACTTTCGCGTCCAATCATGTCGAGGGCAGCTCGGCTTTGCTCTGGCGTGTATGAACCATCGACAATTCCACCGATGAACTTTTTAGGATTCTGAGAAACAATGTCAGTCACATCGCTTGACGATGCTTTCTTAAGCGCGCCAAGAATGGTTCCACGAAACTGCTTATCCCTTTCTCCAGCAGCTTTTATGGCTTCCGCAATCGTCTTTTGGATTTCGGGAGCTTTTGAGCCAAGCGCATCAGAAAGGACATTGGCATCTACGGTCAGACTTGAAACCACCTTATTAGGATCAAGCCCAGCCAAGGAGGACTGACGTTTTGCCAAGCCAGCAATTTGCTTTGCGTTCGGAAAGAATCGACTTTGGATTTCAGGCGCAAGCCCATTGATGTAGTTGACGACTTTGGAAACTGAAATCTCCCCAGTAACCGGATCGAGTCCAGACTTTGCAGCCTGATTGAACAGATATTCTTTCGCGGTAGAATCGATTGCCGCAGCGTCTTCCGGTCGAGCCGCACTCTTGATTGACTCCAGAAAAGTCGGAGCATCGGCAGACTCTAATTTGCTGGCGATTGAAGCAGGCCCAGCACCACCTTCTGCGCCGACATCTTTGATCAGCGACTGGATCTGACGACCAACAAATTTGTCTACGTTTTCGCGGTGGAACTTGTTTGCAACGTCGAGTTTTTCTCGAAGAGTTCCTGTTGGGAGATTAGAAATTGCATTGTCGATGTCCGTGGTGATTGCCTTGTAAAGGTCTTTCTTTGCCTTGTCTGAAAGGCCTGGAAGCAAGTCGTCCTTTCCGATGGAATCTCCAATCTGAGTGCGATATCTCCGAAGCGCATCAAGCGACTGATCTTCAGTCATGTTTCCGATAGCGGCCACATATTCGCGCGTACCTTTTGGATAGGTTGAAGGAATTCCGCGAGTTGCAAGAACTTCTTCCTTGGGAATCTGAAATCCAAACTCATCAACAAGTCCACCAGCTTGCTCCGGTGTTCCTTTAAACATCTGGACTGCTTGCGCGTCGATGTTGTTGGCCCACTCAGACATGCTTGGTGTTTTTACTGTCAGATTTTGATAAAAAGCATCATTCCGAAGCGCGTTGAAATTCTTAGTGTCGGTTTGCTTGAAGAAATCGTATCCAGCCTGTTGAAGTTCTCGAAACTTGTTTCCAAGAAACGAAGGTGTTGCGGCAGTGCCTGGAATCAGCGCATTGGCCGAGTTCTGAACATCGATCAAACCTTTGTCGATTGAAGGCTTCAACTGCGCTGAAAGCGTTCCGATTGCGTCTTCGTAAGGCTTAGAAACGGCTCCAAGTCGCCTCCTCAAAATATCGACAGCACTCTTTGCCAGCTCGTCGGTTGTGATTCCAGTGTTCTTTCCGCCAAGCTCGGTGGCATTCAGGACGATCAGCCTCTTAAGGCTTTCCATGTGTTGAGGTGTCACCTCTGCACCAACTGGGGCGTTCTTGATTGCCTCAGCAAGCCCCGGCTCGCCAATCGCTTCGGCGACGCCAACCGGAACTCTAACTCCGGTAGACGATTCAATGATGTCGCGAAGCTGAGTAGTCTCTAGCGAACCAACTCTCGGAGAATATCTTGGCCGGAAGAATGTCGCCATTGCACCTTTGAATCCTTCTCCAGTGAGAAATTCTTTTGCAGCGATTGCTGGCTTTACGAACGCTCTTCCAGTTTCAGTAAGAAGTGGGCCACCGATTGCTCCTACAGCAGTTTCCCTCAATCCAGTTTTTGCCGCTTCGCCATACTCCCCTCGAAGCAGTTCTGGGATAGCTTGAAACGCTCCAGCAGTTGCTCCTGCTGTTCCACCTACAGCTCCACCGGCAAGCAACCTTGTTCCTAGTGTTCCCGTTGTTGCAGCGGCAGTTAAAGCCTCTGGCAAAAATGCAGGAGCAATGGCACTGCCAACCAATCCAGCGGAAATTGCCAACTGTTCAGCAGCCCTTTTCTTTTCCTCCTCCGAGGTTGCAACACTAGGGGGAGCAGTCATAACACCGGGACGCTGAAAATACGGCGTTACATATTGCCCAGCCTGCCCTTGGACAGTTTTCTGTTCTCCGATTTTACCAGCGTCATTAACAGCCGCTTGAAGCTGCTGCGAAGAACCAGCTTGAAACATGCTGGCATAAGGATCAGCACCAGTCCTTTGCGGAACCTGATACTGGGCAGACATCGCAGACATTTCCTGAGTAGGCTGCGCTGTAACCGGTTGAGCGGGTTGCTCTTCGGCGTAAAACTCTTCCTCAGTAATTTCCGTAGATGGCATGTTATTGCTTTCGGTAGAACTTGTTTCCGACCTTGTACTTGGTTCCAGATGGAACCGTTCTTTCAGCCTCTTCAACCGAATTGAAGACAGGAGGCTGTTTCATTGCCGAAAAAACATCCGTAACCTGAACTTGAGATTGAGCCTGTCCTCCCGGCTCTTGCTGTTTGGTGTCAATTTTTAGAACTTCTTGGCTTCCAATAATACCTTCAAACGGAGATTTCATCCTATCTTTAGCCTCTTGGAAAAGCGATTTTAGCCCATTCAAGCTTTGCCTTACCTGCTCTGGACTAGATGTTGCAAAACCATAAGAAAGCAATCGTTCTGCCCTTTTTGCATCACCTTCCGTAAGTCGTCCGGTTTCAGAAAGCAACCCTCTTGCAGACAATCCCGTTAGTATGCCGAATTTTTGATTTATATCTAATTGAGATTGGTTTAATCCGCCTCCAAATTTTGGAAGCAGTGGTATTTTTTGCCCCAAACTTCTAGCAGCACCTTTGACATTAAATGCATTCTTAAGTTCTGAATCATTTATGCTGTCTATTAAGTCAATCGCGGCATTGGCCGATTTGATTCCATTGAACAATTGGGTCTGAACTTGCTGCGGAATGGCCTTTTTGAACTCAAATTCTCCAGAAGGACCGACAATAATGTCCTGACCACTTTTAGCTGCCGCAGCTTTCAGAATCTGAAACTTGGCATCCTTCTGGTCTTCAGCAGATTGCTGCCAATCAGCAAGTGCAGCTGTCAATGGAGACTTTTGCGCTTGTTTTGCACGCATTGTCTGAATTGCTTGAAGTTCAATTTCAGGAGCAAGTCCAAGCGCCCTAATTGAATCTTCACTTGCAAGACCTGCAACCGAAGAAATTTTAGCAGCCTTTCCGAGCTGCTCTTCTTCTGTGCGCTTTTTAGCAATCAACGCATCATCAATGACGTACTTTCCATCAGCGGTGCGCGTTAATGCGTTGTATTTTCTGGCTTCAGCAATTCTGGACCTTTCAAGCTCATCGGTAAAAGCAGCAAGCTTCGTCTGCTCTTTGATAAGTTTTGCGCGAGCAGAGTATGGCTCCAAACCATTGATTATCTGAGTTGCCTGCTGGTTAAACTGTTTTGACCTAAATCTAGGAAGAGCTGGCATCGCGCCATTTTCAGTGGCGTTGTTCAAAAAATCAGACACCTGCTGGTTGAAGCTCTGAAAAGCGTCGTATTCCAGATTCTGCGCCTCCGACTCTGCAAGCGCATCCGCATACGCCTTCGACTGAATCTTATTCTGAAGATCCGCCTGACGCTGGCGCATGATCTGATCAGCCGTCTGCATCTGCAACTGCTCCATCATCCGCTGCTGCGTCTGCGCGCGGTCGAACAGCGATGCGCCTAGCTGAAACGCTTGAAGAGATTGGTCGGCCATAAGATTTAGAGTCCGAAATTGGACGAGCTGTATTCAGGGAATAGGCTGGTAGATTGCGGCCCTATTTCAGAGGTGTTTGTTCTCGGAAAAGAATAAAGCTCAGGATCGTTCTGGGGATTGTAAGACGACCTTGGGCCTCCCTGCATCCCCATCAACCCACGCTGGGTGTACGCGCCACCAGCGAATCCGCCAGCAGACGAAATCGCGCTTCCGATAGCAGCCATCGTAGGATCAGGCATCGCAGCCACTTGAGCAGCTTGCAAGTCACGATTGTACTGCTGCTGATTTTGCTGCTGCAAAGCTCCGATTCGCTGAGACGGAGTGATAAACATGCTACTCACCGAGAACGGTTGAGCCATTCCAAACGCCCGTTGTTGCTGGATGAAGTTCTGAGCTTGCGCCAGACCTTGGTTCTGGATCTGCATCGATGTCAGACCAAAGTCCCGAGCTGACAATGCTCGGCCCATTCCGCTTCCAGCGCCAAACCCTCCGCCAAGCGCGCGTCCAGCGGCGGAGCGTTGAAGCTGAGATGCAACATCTTGAGAAACTTCGCCGCGCAAAGCTGACCCAATGTTCTTACCAGCCTGTTGAATCAACTGGTCATAGCCAGGAATCGCACGACGAAGCTGCGCCTCAAGTTGAGACTGCTCAGCGGCGGTCGTCTTTTGAGCGAGTTCCGTGGCAGGTTGAAGCGCTTCGATGTTCTGCTGAATCGCCTGCTTCTGCTCAGCTTGAAAATCAATCGGCTTAAATGCCGGAACTTTTGGCTTGCTGCCCTTGCTCAGCAATCCGCCAAGCAAGCTCGTTCCGCCAAGGATTGCCGCACCACCTAGAATAGCTCCCATAAATTAAAATACCTCCTTCACAAGACGATTGCCGTTCTCAATCGAGAACACCTTCTCAGGTTCGTGACGTTGGATGTTCATGGTTACCAAACGTGCAGCTTTTTCCTCTGGAAAAGCTCGCTCGTTCTGGAAGCAATGAACCCACACCCGCCGCAAAGTATCCACCTTAAAAAGCTCGTTCTCCTCGATTGTCATCACGCCGTGCAAAGATGCCCATGCATCCGCGTACTCACGAAGCGCTTGAACTGAAGGAAGGTGAACCTCGTAGCCGAATCGCTCAGCGCATTCTTTGGCCGACGCTTCTGCGTCCTTTTTGACGTACACCTTCACCGAATCATGCACGACTGCCTTTGGAAGATATCCGTAGGTCGAGCAATCGGCGACGTACTTATAACGAGTCCGATACTCTTCGATGGACTGCTTCCAGTTTGGATCAGTCGCACCCTGCTCATGTAGGCCAAGGCAATCCGCTTCCAACGAGAAAAGGACCGACATGAATGCCGATCCGAATCGAGGCAGACCGCAAATTTGGAAGAGCTTACCTTTCATTTTTTATGCACAAAGAAGTCCACGCGGCAGTTCTAGCCAAGATGAAGATGGCCGACTCAGAGTTAGGAATCATCCCCAGCTCACTGCAAATTACTGCGGTATAAAGAGCTGCATTCGGATGAACATCCTTTCCGGCCTCTTTCATCCATCCGTGAAGCTGTTCGATCCGAGCGTTCGCGTTCGGGAAGTCCGCAGCGATAATCTCACGCACACGGCTCCATGCCGGATCGATCCGATCCTTAAAGAACGAATTGCCGAAGCCAGGAATCTTCATGCCAGCCTCAATGGCCGACTTCAACGCTCGCTCATCGAATCGTTCGTAAACGAATCGAGCAGGACTAATTGGGCCGTGAGCATCACCCAAAGTCAGGATTGCCGAAGCGATTCCATTAGTAAGCTGGGCGCTTCCAAAGAAAGCGTTTACCGCAGCGCCGGAACTAGCGTTCTGATTGTTCCGCGCCGCCATGTCATGCGCGTCAAAGACAGCCTGAAGCAACTCCAGTTTTTTCGGAGTCGCATCAGCCAGCGCAAAGTCGATGTTGAGGTTCAGAACCATTGCGAGAATCCACCGCCATTCAATCCTACACCGACCATGCGTATCGTTGCGACAGCGTCGCCCAGATACTGCATCGTCTGCTCCTGCACAGCTTGAACCGCTTTGGCTTCGTAGGCCACTGCTTCCTGAATCAAATCGTTTTCTTCCTTTCGAATGGCCATGACCATCAGCTTGATGGCATCAGCGCACGGAGGAATAAGGTAGTCATTGACGCTCGTCGCGTTGATATGACGCATCTTCGCCATGACCGTCACCGGCTTATCCTCGTCGTTGTTACAACGATCTGTCAGGTAACTGCGGCGATACTGCGGCAAAGTTTCATCAGGGTCGTAAACTGCCAGATCCGTTTCCAGGGCAGTCGTCGCATCGTACTCGTACAAGCGACTGACCGTGTTCGTCGCCTCTCGGATGACGCCGGTCAATTCGGTGAATTTCTTCGTAGATTGAACGTACGGCAAAGCGAGCGTCAGCTTTTCTCCGTCAATCCACGCGCCACCGGATTGCGTTCGAATCCACTGACCGTTCTGATCAACACCTTGCAGCGTGATGGTTTTGCCGACATCCGAAGCGTCGCCAGGGTAGACTCGAAGATAGCTGTTAGTACCGCCAGAC